AGCACGCCGCCAGCGTTCATCCTGAGCCAGGATCAAACTCTCATGTTAAAAAGTTAAATCCAAACCAGAATATCTGGCTTTTCTAAATCAGAAACAAGTTCCTACCGGAATCTTGATTCAGGTTTTACTGTTTTTAAGGTTTGCTTTATTAAAAGCTGTTCGTTCATCTTTCGATGACTTGAATTATTACTCGCGAACTAAATCTTTTTTTGTAACCCGGAAGAAATCTTTGATTTCTTCTGAGCGAACTTGTTCGCTTTAGAATCTTTCAAGGTTATTCACTGTTCAGTTATCAATGTTCTCTGTTGTTTTCAGCAACTCTGATATATTATCATATATCTTCTTGCTTGTCAATAACCATTCTAGCCAGCATATTCCCGTTCCTGTCATGTACACGAAAGCCACGTACAACGGGCCTTCATCGTCTTCCACGATACAGCCAGAAGATGGAAGGAAGGATGGGGGTACTGGCTTCCACCCCCACTCTTCCCACCATTCGCTTATCATGGCATGATCGGACGGTTCGTAATTCCTAATTTTAAATTTTCGATTCATCTATATCTAGTTGTATTGATTTAACGAGTAACTTCTCTTTGTCAACGCTAAAGTACGAAATTATTTCGAGATATTTCCCCCTGATAGCGTCACCGTTAACCCCGTCATCAACCTTGACGTAAAGCACCTGACCTTCCTTGATATTCACCGGGTCTTCAAGAGTTATCTCGTCATCGTTTATCTCCTTGATGCAAGATACTTTTTCCCCGTCCTTGAACACGTCAAGCCCGGTATCCACGAGGTTCGCCGTGTAAGTCCTGAAAGTGTCAAGAGCCTCCTCGTCTCCAGCCGCCACGTAAAGCAATACCGGTTGAGACGTGCCTTCCGCCTTCGGGATGAACGATTCTAGCAAGTTCTCCTTCTTCTTGAAGTAAGATTGATCTATCGTTCTCTCCAAGTCAAACGTCTTGAACGTGGTGGTGGAGGGTGGGGTGTTGGATTCCATTACAATGCTATTATACACCTTGTTTGAATCCATGTACTCGTTGTTCACCATGTGAATCTTGCTCGTGACGGTCTTGCCCAGTAACAGGTTCTGGTATCCCGGTTCCCCTCCCATCCTTCTTATGATGGTATCCCTCGTGGAGAAACAGTAAGCGCCGGCTCTAGCCATGAGGTCAGGCGCCATGTCGTAGAATGACGTCCACCCGTCAACCGGCTCCATGAAGTTCACGCAACAATCTTTCATCCCCACGATGTACGAGGATGTCTTTGGATCGTAAGCGCCACACTTCACCCCGCTCGTGGTTAACTTGTCGTGGAAATAGTTAAGCATGCCGTAAGAACTGACGGGGAACAACCCGTTGATACTCTTCCGTATCACCTGACCCGTGTTCGTGTCAACGAAGAACCGGGAGTTGCCGTAACGTGAATAGGTCTCGTAGTGAGACATCCCGTAATCCTCGGCGTACTCTTGTTGCTCGCCGAAAGTGTCTTCCGACTTAGCCACGATCGGGCTACCGGTGGCGGAATTAAGTATATTCTTCTTGTACATCACCCGGCTGCACTTGTTCCTCTGGTACACGTCTATATCGGAACCTATGTCATCAATCTTCACTATCTCGCCGTATTTCTTGGAAAGATCAGTGTAATTGATCAGGGACTGGTTGAACGATGCTAGACCGTTATCTTTCGTGTCCTCCACGTACGGCTCTGACACGGTAAGAGACGCGTACCTGTCCTCCCGGCTGTAATTATCCGATATGGCGTTCGGTCTTCCCAGAGTGGTGAACAACGTCCCGTTAGAGAACTTGTTTATCTCTCGTGCCGGACCGGTGGTAATCATCACGTCCCCGTCACTGTCTAGGACGTAGGAACCGGCAAGTCCCGCCGCCACGTCATGAATGCCGGGTATTTCTTGATAAACCACGGTATCGTCCTTGGTCTCGTACATGATAAGGTAGAACACGGACGTGGTCCATCTCGATTCCTTCTTGAGGATGTCGTCTTCCGTGTACCCTTCCTTGGCGGATGGCTCTATAATCAAGTAACGACCGTTGGGAACGTCCACCTTGTCAGGGTCTCCCATGTCAACCTTGGTACCGTCTGACAGCGTTACAGATAATTTTCCCGGTTCTCCCTGCACGATCACCTTGTCTTTCACCTCGAATATGTACCCTTTCGTGGATACCTCGGTGGCTATCGTCTCCATCTCCGATACCAGTTCTAGCTTGTCACCGGGGGTGGGGACTATCCACGGCATGGACGTTATTTCCAGGTAGAACTTCCCGTTTATCACGTAAGCGTTATCGAAACCGTCGATCACGTCGAATAGCACCTTCGGGTTTCGTCTGGCGAACTTGAACTTGGTCGCCCATGACGGGGCCTTCCCCTTCACGATAACGGTTGCCACACGACCGATGTTAGCGGCGTCAGCGTTTATCCTTGGAACGGTCACGTCAACGGGAGCCAGCACGGGTGAACACCTCCCGAAGTCATCCATGAAGATGATACCGTAACCTTGAGTCGTCCCGGTCTTTAAAGAGTACGTCGTGGAAGTGGTGGGGGAGTTGTTTATCTCCACCATCAGGGACACGTCCGTGTCTATGTCGAAACCATCAACGTACCCCCCGAATAGCAGCGAGTTCTGTATTATCATGCAACTTCTAGCCATCATGGGGACGTTATCGAACAACTTGTTCACGTCCTTCATCGGGATTAGGGGGTAGTTGCCGGAGTAAGAGAACTTGTAGGTGTAGTCCACGTTATCTTCCAGCCCCAGTTTCTTCTTGTCTATGGTTTTCACCTTGTACATCCCCTGCCCCGTCTTCATGAGTATCTCTATCTTCTCCACGTGTTCGTTACCTGTGTTCACCGTCACGTTCACGGCGGAGGTGGCGTTACTGATCTCGTTAAGCGTCTCGTTCGAGTACGATCCACGCACGTAAGAAACTGACGCCCCCACCACTCCCTCGTGAGAGTAGTTGTTTATCTTGGTTATCGACAACCCGTAGTTCTGCGAGGCGAAAAGGTAAGCCGTGTTACCGTTGATGGCCGTCACGTAAAACGTTCTACCGTCAGGGGACATGGACATACCGGTCACTTGATAGTTCTGCGGGTCACTCACGTACTGGGGGGTAACCTTTGACATCGTCTTACCGGAGTCTTTCGAGTAGTATATGGTGTCAACGGTCTTGCCGGCGAGGGCGAAGAACTTCCCGTTAGAAGAGCAACACATGAACTCGTTGACGAGGGAGGTGGATACCGTGGTGAAGTTCTTCCCGTAGTTCTCGGATACCAGCGTGTACTTGTTGTCGGTATCGAAGTTCTGGTTACAGGATACGTACCGTCAGAATCGCATATAATCTTCACTCCCCTCGGCTTGCTTATTATGGATATGAAGTCATTCAATTTCACTTGAGTGAACGTGCCTCCTTTCCCGTACTCGGAACTGTAAGCGAACTCGCTCTTGTACACGACGTACACTTGCTTTCCAGAATCCGACATGCAGAAACCTCCCTCGTGCTGGTCACCGTCCCCCACGAACCCTTGAATCTCTGACAGGGAGTTATCGTTCTTGTTGTACTCGAACAGCATCAACTGCCCGTTATTACTTCCAGATGCACCATGAGTTCTAGCGTAATATATTTGATCACCAGCCTTGTTGATGTCACCACCGTCGTTCTTGTTTATGAACATGTCACCCACCACGTCGATAGCATCAGCGTTCGTCTTGAAGTGAGTGAAATACCCCCTCCCCGCCGGGTCCAGGTAATTATCCGTTGTACCCGTGAACGCTATAACACCCTCCGAGTGAAAGCTCGTGTCGTTTGCGTCAAAAGACCTCGTCTTGAAAGACTTCAAGTAAGCCTTCGAGAAACTGGTGTTAGGTAACGACATGGAAAGCTCGTGAGAGGTCCAGTACGTTTTCACGCCAGAAACCGGGTCCATGTAGGAGTTAACGAACTTGACCTTGTCCTTGTACACGTAACACTCTACCATCATGTCGTACTCTACCTTTTTCGAGTCCTCGTCATCAAGCTCGGACGTCGAGGTGGAATAAGGACTGATGGCTGACGTCTCACGGGTATCGTAAATGTAGCGAGCGGCGAACAACGGGTTGATGTTACGCATCTCCCCCAGCTCCGATTTCTCGGCTATCTCAACGTCAACGGAGAGAGGTGGACGTTTAACCAGCTTCATCGCCGTCCAGTCATAAAACTTGAAGTACCCTCTCGTCTTGCTGGTGTCTATCTCCACCGGCTCGTTGGTCATCCAGTCGTGGAACACCATGATGTCGTTAAGCATGGCGAACCCGCTCACCCTCGTTTGAAGGTTGAAGGGGGTGACAAGGTCCTGCGTGAGTACCTCCGGGGTGGAATCGTAAACGAAGGTGGTGGGCAGCATCTTCATCGCCCTCGCCTCCATCTTCTCCATGTCCACCTTGTAGATCGTTCCACCGTCATACGAGTCTCCCTTTTTCGGGGGTATGTCAAAACGGAACCTCTTGATAACAACGCACATGTAATGGTTGGTCTTCGGTGCCAGTTGAAGCCCGAGGAAACCGTACACGTACGCTTGATCCTTGTCGTACTCGGTGGACGTCCAGTAGTAATTACCGGAGCCTTCCTGCTCGTTCACCAGTGGTACCGGTGCTGACAAGGCACGAGCCGAACGGGTGGTGGGGGTGTCCTCTTGGACCTCCACGGCGGTACCCACCCCTATGTACTGGTTGTTGAACGTGATGATGTCTTCCTCCCTCTCGGAGATAAGGAACTTCCACGTCTCCTCGATGTTGTCTATCACGTCCTTGATCTCTTCCTTGGACGGCACGTACCACCCGAAACCTTGATTGTAGGCTTGCGTGAACACCGATTGATCGTCCTTCTTGTTGTGAAGGAAACATATCGTGTTGCGTAGACCGTCTTCCTCCCGCAAGGTGGATAGCTGGTCAACGAGGACGTGGCTTCCCTTGCCGGTAACGGAATCGTATTCCAGTATAGAAAAACCGCCTTGCTTGAGGGCGGTGAACAGGTATATCTTGTTGTTGTACTCGTACATGCCGGCGGTAACCGATCCGGCCGTGAACAGTGGCTCGTCGATGACCACTCTCGTCCCGTCCATGCTCTCGATGACACCGGAGTTCTCGTTATCGGTGTCTATCACACGGACGTTTCGAGCCTCACGGTATTGCCCCTTCGGCATGTAGCGGGGGTCGATGTCCATGTTCATCTTTCCCCCCGAGAAATCTTGTATCACTTTCATAAGGCTCTGAGTAACGCTTGAATAATTTCCTCTCTCTTGAAGTTCATCTCGAACTTGGCGTCCTTGTAACGACGGTTCTTCTCTGCCTTCGCCCGTATCTTCTCGTTCATCGGCACGTTACGCCTTCTCTCGATGATCCGCCAGTATATGTCAGCTTCCAGGTACTTCTGCAAGTACGGGTGAACGTTGATCTTCGTGATGTCCGTCAGGTCCACGTTTGACACGTAGCATATAAGGATACGATCGTAACCCTCCGGCACGTCGTCGAAGGTGAGGGTGTTATCCCTGTAATCGAACTGGTAACCGTTCTTGCTAACGAGGAAAGAGTTGTGACGGCACGGCAGCATGCACTCGGCTGACTTCATCCCGTTGAGGTCAACCCCCTTCACGATCTCGTAGTCGTTGTTGTCTATCATCGTTTCTTCCTCGTTCGTCAGGATGTTCTGGGCGGCGTACACGTCATCGTTCTTGAGCATGTACGAGTACCACGTGTTGATGTTATCGTTGTAGAGGGCGGGAATCTTGTACCCGTCGTGCAGGAAGTAGATGGCTATGTAGTCGATGAAGTCGTTAGGCATCCTGAACTTGCCCACTGCGTTCATCTCCCCCTCCGCCTCCTTGTATTGCTTGTCACCCACGTATCGCAGTTCCTCGACCGCTCTCTGGGCGTGTTTTATGACCAGTTCCCTGCTGACACCGTGAACGTAACTGTCCGGGTCAGTGGCGTCTATCAACACCGAGTCGATAATGTCTGTTAGTTTTACGTTCATATGGCGTTATCCTTTTGAAATTCGTTAGCTTGATCCTGTGCCATCACCTGTATCACTTCCGCCTCCCTCAAGTGGACGCCGAAGCATAACGCTATCTCGACAACCAGCACGTTGAAGAAATGCTCCGACAGCGTGAAGTCTTGATAACTCTTGACGGAAGGGTTGAACACCGGCTTTCCCTCTATGACCACGTAAGTCCACCGGGGTCTCGGCGGTATCTTGTAATAATGCACCTCTATCGAGGGGTTGTCAGGCAACACCTGTATCCCGTCCTCCGTGATGGAGTAATTCGGGTACGTCTCCGATGGCCTGTTGTACTTCGAGTTACCTATCATCCTTAGCCGTGCCACGTCTATCATGGTGGCCTCTTTCCCCTCCCTGTACACGGCGTTTAACTTCTCGGTAGGGGGGAAAGGGAAGAAGGGGTCATCTTCCCCCTTCTCCAAATCTTCCACCACGGCGAGCTTGTACAAGGTGCTTTCAAGAATGTCTTTCGGTATTGCCGAGTATCCTTGCTTGTCCCTGTTATACTTCATTCTCAACCTGTTAGGTATCTCTGAATATATCTTTGACTGGGCTAGCCCGCAAACGGAGTTAAACTCGTCGGGAGTTATGACCCCGTACCCGTTCTTGTTGAGTAGCACGTTGACTACCTTGTACACCTCGTCTATCATTTGTTCTAAGCGTTTAACTTGGTTAAAATCTTGTCGTAAGCCACGCCACCTTCCTCGCTTGTCATCGCCCACTCGGCGAACTCGGAGATGACGTTAAGACCCGGGGCGCAAGTGTAGATAACACCCCCCGTCGCCCAGCTCAGTTCAGTCTTTCTTGAATTCAACTTCAAGATGTTCAAGCGTATGCCCGATTGAATCTTGAACTTGATCGTGTTTCTCTTGTCACCGAACATCTCGATGATCTCCCGTGGGGGAGTTCCAGTTTCCAGCTTGCCAAGGATACCGGCACGAAGGATGGTGGGATTCATCTCGGTGGTGACTCCCTTCAAGGTGGCGTAAACGGCCTGTAACACCTCGAAGTCTGATGTCTTGCAAAGCTCGATCACGGTACCCATGTCAGTCCACATGCTCTCCTCGATGGCGGCGTCAGCCTCCAAGTCCTCCACGTAGAACACCTTGTTCTTCCCGTAGAAAGGGTGTAGCATGAGGAACATCTGTAATCCCCTGTCTTCAGGGTAAACGGTCCAACGGTCTCCCGGGAAATCTACCCGTCTAAGCTCTACCGGTCCATCAATGTTCTGGTCATTCTCGATGGCGGTGGGGGATACCGGGGTGTAACGGAGGTTGAACACGTAAGTCTCCCCGTTCTTGCCGGTGTACACGTGACGTGTCTTCGGTCTTAACGAGTGATTGTTACGGGTACCCGTGAGGAGGAACGTTAACGGTTTCTTCCCCAACCCCCTCTTCTCTAGGTCGGCGATAATTTGCTCTTTAGCCTCTTCTTCCGTGATTCTCTTTGTTTCTTTAGTACTTGCCATATTAGATTCGAGGCACTTACGCTTTCACGTATTGACGCTTCACGGGAACGCTACTTTTTAGGTCAATCTCTTGACGGTCATCCATAGTTGGAACCTCCACGTCCGAACCCCGTTGTGCCAACGGTTTTTTGTTAATTAAATTCAGATTCAAATAAAATGGGGGAGGGGTTATTATTCCCTTCCCCCGAGGTTTAATATTTAAGGTCAATTAAGCCTAGGCTGACACGCCTTCGAAGATCGCCCATTTCTTCAATCCCACGCAGCGCAATCCCCATTCAGACAACCAGTCGATACCGAAAACGTCCCAGGTGTTGGTAGCGTCCGGCACGTTCTGTGAACCGTGGAACGTGGTTACAAGCTCACGGCTGTATCCCGGCATGCCCTTGTACAACTTGGTCAAGTACGGGGCGTTGATCGTGCTGTTCTGCCCGCTCAAGTCACCGTTGTAACCGGTGGTGATAGAAGCACGTCCTAGCGGTACCATGATACCGTGGATTTGGTTCTCTGCGGCGAAGTTATCCGGGTTCAAAACGGTCGGGTCTTTCAACAGTTTCCAGGTGGTCTTGTAGAACTCGTACCCACCCATCTTGAATGCGTCGAATCCGAAGTCAAGCATGCGTTGCTTGTTATCGAAGTAACCCCATGTAGCGGAACCAGCCCCACCAACTTTAGCCAACCAGTTGTCGATTGACAACGATGCCTCGGTAGACAAGTACAACAAGTTGTAAGTCTCGCCGTTAACCTTGTCAAGACGCTTGATGATTGACTCGATGTCGGCAGTACCGGCGATGTTGCCCTCGAAGCTGTTACCACCGTTTCTGATCTGGTCGAACACTCCCTCGATACCACGGAACCCTGCGGTCTTGGCGTCAGAAGCGTCAACGGCTTTCTTCCCAACGAACGCTTGAATCTCCATTTGATCCAGCATTCTCTCTCTAGCCTCCTCGATCTCGGCGCTCGTCCAGAATGCGTTTCCATCCGGGGTTTTCAACCACGTTGCGTCGCACATGTCGGAACCGTTGATCTCGAACATGTCCTTGCCGATGATAAGGGACGTGCTACCGATCTCAACCTCACGGGTCAAGGCACGGGTCATACCCGGTGTTCCCTTCTGGAACTCGTAACCGGCAGCCATGATGGTCAACCCGGTAGTCCCAACGGTCCAGTCTGCACCGTCATAGGTTTTAGCGGTGAACTTGCCAGCGTCGTAATCGTCCGGCACGCAGATACCGTAGTTCACTTTCTTGCCGACCTTGTCGATAACCATGAAGTTCTCGTTCGGACGAATGGTGTGAGCGGCGATCGTGAACACGTCACCGGCACGGGTCACGCCTTCCAGCAATTTACGTCTACGTCCGGTCATCCCGAAGAACTGGGTGTCGGCGGAGATCATCTCTTTTTGAGCGTATTTATCAAGGAACCCACGGATCGTTTGATTACCGTACTGGTCGATGATTCTGTCCTTCAATGAAGGGTAAAACTTGGTAGTGAAGTCATATAGACTCATGTAGTTACCGGAGATCGGTTGAACTTTAATGTTCGGATCAAGGTAAAAATCTGATGTAACACTTGTAAGCATAATATTCTATCTTATAAAGTTCTTGTCTTTGAGGAACCTCAGGAACTCGTCCTCCGATGGACCTTTGACGTCTCCCGGTTTAGGGGCGTCAGTGGTGGCGTTGGACTTCTTCTTCATTTCCTCCTCGACGGTATTAGCTTTCACCGCCTTGGCGTGTTCTTCCAGTATCTTCGGCAATTCCATCCCGGCGGTGATCACTCTTACCAGGTTGCCGTAATTGAAGGTACCGTCCTCGTTCTTGAACGTTCCCAGCAGCGAGTCGATCCCGTCGAACACTTTATCGTATCTCGACTTGTCACGAATCTCGTAACTAAAACCGTCAATCTCGATCTTATCAAGACTTGACAAGGCTCCTTTCACCCCCTTCACCCATTCTTCTTTTCCCTTGTCAACGTTTTCCTCCACACGCTTGAGAGGAGTCTTGTATTGCTCTTTCTGGGCGTTAAAATACTTTCTAGCTTCCTCGGCCTTGGTCTTCAAGCTAACCAGCTTTGACCTGTTCTTGCGGTCAATTGCCTTTCTCTCGTCATCTAGCATGTCCTCGGTCACCTCCTCGGTCTGGAAGTAGTCTTCATACATGACTTCAATATCCTCCTTGTCTAGTGACGGGTATTGAGTCTTGAGGTACTCCTTGACAACTTTCTCGTTAGGCTCGTTGTCCCAGTCTTTCTGTACCTTGAAGTAATCGTCCACTCCCCTCCCGGTTTCCCGGACGAACTTGTCGATGTTAGCCACGTCAGGACTGGCGTAATCAACGGGTTTCTCAACCTCTTTTTCCACCTCTCGAATCTCTACCAGATCATCCCACGTCTTCACTTCCTTACCTACCTTACCGGCCAGGTATCCCAGTATTTTCTCTTCCGGTACCTTCGAGAAATCTATTTCCTGATCATCGACCTTGTTGACATCCTCTACCTTGTCGGGGGTAGGGGCGCCTGCCTTGTCTTCAACTTTCGGCTCCGGTGCGGTTTCTCCCTCCTTGGCGGCAGGGACTTGCTCTCCCGGTTTAAAAGTTATGTCTTTCAGTATTTCATCTAACTTTCCCATTCGATTTGATTTAAATTGTTACACAAATATATAGAGAAAATCTATAACAACAAAGCGTTGAACGATTTTCTAGGTTTCTTTTATCTTGATCCCGTGTACTTTAAGCATCAACTTGCGCTTTATCTTGTAAACGTCAGTGCGGAATCCCTTGGTGTCTTCCACCACGGTCTCCCCCGTCTCGACGTCTGTGTACACGAAATCGGCCACGTACTTGCAAGCCAGCTCGACGCAATGCCTGTTCTTCCCCTCCCCCTCGAACTGCGCCGGTATCAACGTGTAAGTGACCTGTTCTTGCAAGTCCTTGATCTTGCCAGCCCTTTCCAGTAGCTTGAGGGTGGCGGCACGGGCGGCCTCCTTCTTCGAGGCGTGACCACCTGACTTGACATTCCCGTATTTAGACTTCCCTCTCATCCCCTAGCCCTCCTGTCTCCGGCGGTACCGTTCTTCCTGCCACGGTTGGCGGAAGATGACGTGTACCGTTTCGTTGCGTGATCGTAGTCCTTGCCAGCACGAGATGACTTCCCGTGCTTCTTGTCATGCTCACGGTTACGCTGGCTAAGCTCTGACCGTTTCTTCCTTTGCTCCGGTCTACGGTTAACCTCGGTATCCGTTTTTTTCTTCTTCTCTCTAGCCTCCGGGTGATCCCGGTAATACTTGGCGGACCTAGATAGTTCCGACCTGTCCTTCTTCGGTGGTGCCATCTCCTGTATAGTTTTGAGTTTGGTTAACTTCTTCCATAGGTGGAATCTCGACGGGTGGGGCCACCTGTTCTTGTTGCATGGCGTTCATGCTCTCGAAAGGTATGGTAGACCCTCCCCTCTGTCTCTGGTTGATCATGGCGCTTTGCTGTTGCGCTTGCTTGTAGGTGCGGGCATCCTTCGCCTGTTCCTTGTACTGGTTGGATTCAGCCGTCACCCTTGCCTGCAACCCCAGCTCCTGCATCCTCAACTGGTGTTTAACACGTTCCAGTATGATCTCTCCCTCCACCTTCTTCTCGTTTATCTGTATCTCCGATTGAGTCTTGAACTGTAACTCCTGGCCCTTGGCCTGTATTTCCATCATCAGGGATTGCTGTTTCTGCTGCTCGATGGCAACTTGCGCCTGGGCTTGCATCTGGGTCTTCATGGCCTCCATCTCCTTCTGCTTCTGGAACGCCTCGTCCTGTCGTTTCTTCATGATTACCTTCAAGTACTTGGACGCCATCTTGATGTTGTCGATGGACAGGATGTCCATTCGATCGGAAAGGGTGATCTGCCCGGCCTGAACGGCGGCGAGTATCACCTGATCCAGTTTAGCCTTTTCCTCGGCGTCGGGTGCTACTTCAACGATCACATCCAGATTGTACTTGTACAGGGTCTTGTAGTCGTCGATAACGTCATCTTCCAGCAAGTAAGACATCACGTCATCGGAGAACGATTCCTTGTACATCGACATCTGTTGCGCCCTGTTAAGGCTAACCTCCCCCGTCCCCTTCTTTATGGACATCAGTCCCTCGAAGATGTGCTTGGTGGCGGTGTTACTCATGTTAAGGGCCATCTGTTGCGTCCCGACGAGCGCCCCGTTAAGCGGTGCCGAACCGTCACGTACCCTGTTAACGCCGGTAACCTCGTAGCACATGTTCATGTTCTGGTTATAGGCGTTGATAAGTTGCATGAGCTTCTGCCCGTCAGACGTCGGTATGTTACGAAGGATGTTACCCTGCAATATTTGATCGTCGTCGTAAGCCGTTCCCTTGTACAGCAAGGCTCCCGTCTGGTACATCATGTCCAGAACGTCGGAGGGGGTGAGCTTGGCGCCGGTGCCGATGTCTATATTCATCAGGGCGTCAACGTTGATCTCGAACATGTCAGGTTTCATCTTTGAGATCAAGTGTCTAAGCTTCAACACGATAAGGTGTATATCCTCGGCGTAAGACTTCAAGTTCTCGACGATCGATGGTACCGTCAGCTCGTAGATGATGTACGGTGCCATCACGGTGTTGGCGTTGTTCACCGGCCGGATCATGTCACGCATGAGGTGGTAGTTGAACACGAGGTTCATCCCTAGCACGTAGTATCCCTCGAACCACACGTCGTACTTCCCTTTTATCATGCGGGAAGAGGATTCCTTCGGTAGAACGTAGTCCTTGTCCTTGGGGATAAGGTTATTGCGTTTCCTCTTGTACACCTCGTCCATCGTGGTCTTGAAGGTGAAGTACATTACCGTGAACAGGTCGTCCTCGTTAGCCACCTCGTCCGGCTTGAACCGTTTATCACTCACCCCCCTCGCCAGGGTCTCGTACGATACCTCTCCACGGCTCATCCTGACGATCTGCCCGGCGGTCATCTCCATCATCTCGGCGAAGTAGTAACACCCCTTCTTGTCACGGGTGTACAACGGGTCGTACGAGTATAACAGGTTCTTGCAATCAACCCTTCTCATGACCACGCCGTAGTTTGGATCGGACTCCACCCGTATGGCGGCGATGCCGTTGGTAACGAGGTCTTCCGCCACCCTGTTCTGTATCTCACGGAAGTAGTTAAGGTCGAACACCCTGTTAATGATGATCTCCGAGGCTATCTCCTTCTTCTGCCTGTACTCTAGCTGCATGTGAAGGTCTAGCTCCTCCTTGGAATCCGGGACGTAATCAGGCACGAAGTTGATGCCGGTGGCTATCGTCATCTCCTGCGTGAAATCTTTCGTTAGCATCTCGGTTTCCAGCCTCTTGCGGTACTTGTTACGTTCTTCCCTTGACATGATGTCAACACCCTTGGTCTTGATCTTGAACATGTCGGCGGGGAAGGAGTCCTTCACCACGTTAACGAACTTTGGAACCACGGAGGTGAACTCCCAGTTAAGAGACAGGTAAGCCTGGTCCTTCGGGATGTTAAGCATGTTCTTGAACCGGTCAATGTCCACCTCGTTGTTACGAAGCGCCTCCAGTTCCTCGAACTTCTTCTTCCTGCTGGCGTAATCGTTGCCCGTGATCCACTCGAACTCTATGTACCGGGCGTATTCTAACCCGTAATCCTTGCTTTCCTTCTCCTCGTTGGAAGCCTCCCTGTTCGGGATCGTGACGTTTCTTCTTTGTTTATCCATTTTTTAACTTTCCATAAGTTCCAACATTCTCGTATATCCTGAACATGGGTCTCGTTGGCACCGGTTCAATCGCTTCCACCTTGCGTCTCTTCTTGCGAGTGCATCCTATGAGAGCGTAGGCTGACGATATGGAGGCGTCACGTTTCGTCCTGTTCTTGTCATCGAAAGCCAGCCAGTCTTCTAGCGTGGCGTTAAAATACATCTCGGAGCTACCAACGTTGTTCTCCACGAACGACTCGATGGCGGCGTTTATCATCTGCGACACGTTCTCGGACGTGGAAGGCATACCACCCCTCACCCTCTCGTCTTCAGACAGCTTGTCCCGTTCCTTGTCCGTTCTTGTCATGGAGAACTTCCTGTAACCCCTGCGATACATCTCGTCTATGAGGTTGTTGACGTTGTTCTCTATGAGGGCGGGCATCCCGTAGAACACCATCGCCTTGATGGCGTCCTCGAAGAATATCTCCTTGGAATCCGGCCTGTTTATGTATTCTAGGAAGAAGTTGAAGTTGGGCGCCCCGGAAGAGTTTATGCCGGAGAACCCGTGTATCGCTCCCTTTGATCCCTTCCCGTCCACGGTCTTGTTAACACGGTACGGGTCTATCCCGAAGTTGCCTATATGCCTGTTAAGCGGCAACCACAACCCGTTCTCGAATTTCACGTTATTCTTGAGTCCTTCCTCGGGTATCCAGCTAACCAGAAACCGTCCATCCGGCTTGTCTATAAAGATGACGTGTCCACTATCCGCTACCCCTTGATACCACTCGAAGTTCCCCCTCCGGAGATGAGTTCCATCCATGTTATCGTTGTGCTTTATCTGGGCCAGTATGTTGGCTTGATTGAACATGCACATGTTAAGGGCTAGCTTGAACCCGTCCTCCTCGGTGCGGGGGTTCTTCCTGTGTTCTTCTAGCAATTGCTTCGGGTTATTCTTTAAAGCCTCGTCCACGTTGCTCAAGTACGTCTTGACGCCTATCGACATGTTCTCACCGTCCATCGTCCTCACCGGGGATTTAGGGTCCTCGACTATCATGTTCCCGTACTTGTCAATGAATCCCTCGTAATGCTCGAAACAGCTTATGAATATCTTGTACAGGTTGGTAACAGTCTGACCGTTACCGTCACGTTTTCTCGGATCGGAGTTGTAGTACAAGTACTTGTACCTGTCTCCAGCCAAGGCCTCTGGATCGTTGGCGTCCTTCCCTGTCATGAACTCCACGGTGGAAATCAGGATAGCCTTCCCGGTAATACGACGACCTTTAGTGAGACATTTTCTCACCATCGTGAAGTGAGTTAACGTGTTACCGTTCTGCTTCTTCCACTTGCTGAACTCGTCACCGAAGTAGAAAAGCAAAGCCTCGCCGTCGTAACTTGACTCGTTGGTGGGGCGGAAGTTTATGCGGGTGTTCAACGCCACGTCCACGATTTCCTTCTCCTGTCCCGCCTTCTTTAGCTTGTTACCCGGCTGGGCGAATTCAAGTTCAGACTTGGATTTCTCGTCCATGCACATCGGCTTGAAGTAGAACGGGAGGTGGGAGAACATGGTGGTTAACCTCACGAAGTTGGACTTGGCATCGGTATCCGTCTTGGAAGTCATCCCGGTCAGCTTGTTTCTTTGCTCTATCGTCTTGCAAAGTATGAACGCCATGATACAGTCCGTTGCCCCGAAACGACGAATCTTTTCCAGAATGATACCTAGACACCGGTTATCCCTGTACATGGCTTCAAGAAACAGGAACAACTTCCTCTGGGCGGCGGAGTAGTAGTAATACCCCCCGTCCGCTCCCGTGTAGCAATGGGTCATCATGAACCAGTGGGCGCCGGTTATGTACGTTGCCACCCCGTTGTTCATGAACCAGTACCCGTTCCGTTTCTTCATGTACTCGGAATCTATGTAATCCTCGTGTTTCTTGGCTGTTCTGGAGGTCAGTTCTCTTGGAGGTGCTTGCCTGCGCCAGAACTGGTCTTGCCTGAATCTCTTCCCCCAGTCAATATCCGCCTTGAGAGGTTTCTTGGGGAGGGCTATCCTTATATCGTTTATCTCGATGATCTCCCCCACCGTGCCTTCCGGGTCTATCACCACGGCATCAATGTCGGCACGATACCCTGACCTGTCCTTCATCTTGGCGAACTTGTCAGCGTATTTCTCGGCGTACCCTCCCTTGTAATCGCTCTCTTCAAGCATGATGTCTTCCTCTTCCAGCTTGCTCTTCACGTCATGAACGATATCCTCTATCTCCATCACGTCGTTAAAGGCTACTAGCTTGGTGTCTATCATGGTGGATATGCTATCGGCATCGTTACCGATAACGTCATTGCTCATCACGACATCTTCCAAACCGGAGTAGAGGGATTCCACCACCCCTTGACTGGATTCTACTATCTTGTCTAGCGTCGCTCGAACCCACTTCTCCTGTTTCCTGTCATGATTCAAGATGGAACCAAGCATGTTCTTGCAGCTAGTTATCGCTTTCTTCTTTAATTTAATGGCGTTCTTGACGGTGGTTTCCTTCTCCATAACTGCCGTGTCAATACCCGCCGTGATAACTTTCATCAGTTCTCCCACGGCGATCTTGCACGATTGTATGAATCTATCTTCACTCATCTCGTAAATCTCCTATTATCCAAGGTGTTTTCATCCTGTACAGCACCCGGTCATCTATCTTGAACTCGTACTCCGAGTCAAGGTTGAACACGACGGGTGTACCATCGTTTACCCCTTGTTCTCGTAACGAGTCGTTAGAGTATACCATGATCCCGTGCTGCTTCTTGTACTTGTCAGCGTTCGCTATCTCGAAGCTACCCTCCTTGAACTTGTCGTTGGGGACGGGGGACACGTAGCACCACGGGTCAATCGCTAGATGATCCTCCCCCCTCTTCACGAGGTACACGAACTCCACCGGGATGATGAACATGTCATCGAATAGCTCGTTACTGCTACCCACCTTCCCGTCCACGTATTCCACGCTACGACGCTTAACCATGTTGTGGTGGAAGTAAGCGATGTCCCCGGGCTTTATCCTAGGATCGGATGACGTTACCACCTCCCCGTGTCTCACGACGTATGTCATGTCATCTATCGTGTTGTTCACGTAAAACTTGGTTCCACCGGGGGCAGTGATCGTCGTGTCGTACGTCTCCGGCACGTGAACGATCACCCCGTTAATCCCTTTCAAGTTCCTTTTCATAATCGCTCACGTCAATGGTTAAACTCCCGTCATCGTGACGGTATATCTCTTTCCACACCACCGCCTCGTTGCCGTCCTTCTCCCGGACGTGTATGGTTATCTTGTCACGGTTTTTAAGGCGCTCCTTCTTGATCGAGTGTATGACCATGCTCGTTAAACCCCCACCCCGTGACGTGAACGACAGGGATTGTCCCACCCGGAAACATAATTTCCTGCCGTTATCCATGTAGCTAAATTCTCTCAATTCCATCTCAATTATTATTTGCTTATTAATATTCCACCCGCTAATCCTGCCAATCCCCACACCCACCATTTCTCGTACCACCGGTCCCTCTCCTTTATGACGAGGGGTTGAATGGCGGTGGTGGTAACGTACGGGTTCTCGTTGACCACCCTCACGAGGTATTCGGTGCTACCCATAAACTTCTTCCTCTTGCCGGAAACCAAATACTGGGAGGCGTACACCTCGAAGTTGTCGAAGTGAATTCCATCTTCCATCACCGTTCCGGAGACGTACCTGTACTTGTTCCTGTCATGGAAGGGTATGTACACGTTCCTGTAAACGGTATCAAATTTTATCGTTCCGGTATCCCTGTACACGGTGTTCACCTTGACGATAAACTCCGGCTTCATCCCCTTGATCAACTGTTTCAGGGAATCGTTCTCCTCTAGCACCTTGCTGGAAACCGATAACATGGATAGCTTCTCCGCCACCTCCCGGTTATACCGGTCCTTGTAAAGCCTGATGGTATCCTCCATCGCCTTGGCGTTATACACGTCTCTCCCCGCTTCTCGATCACGATTCACGGAGTTCAACGTGATAAACACCACTAGCACGGTAGCTATCCACGCTATCAATATTTTCCAGTTATTCTTCATCGATTTCTTCTATAACAGCTATTATCTCCTTGTCATGTATGGCAACGAACTCGTCGTCACCTAGGAAGAACGGCGTGCCGGTACGGGAGGGGTGCAACACGATGTCTCCCGCCTTCACGTCATCCCTGCCCTCGTTCATGGCGACAACCTCGCTCTTCCGTGTTATCTCGTTTCTCGTCTCCGGGATGAATATGCTCCCCACCTTTCGCATCTCTTGCTCTGTCTTCTTGATGATCACGTAATCGTTGATCGGCCTGATTCTTTTCATTTCAATTCAATTTTAATTATTATTCTGTTTTTCAATTAGTTTAAGTATAAGCTCGTATTTAGACTTGTCCGATTCCCTCCAATCCTCAATACTCTTCCGGAGGGCGTCCATCTCCAGTTTTATGGTGCGTTCTAAACTCTTGAACTCGGCGTTATGGATTTCCCTCAAGTTCAACAACTCCTTCCTGATCTCGTTATCCTTGAAGTCCACGTACTCCTTGGTCGGCTTGTTGAAACTAGTCGCCATAGCTGTCGTTACCACTAGTGCTACCGCCCCCATCACCGCCTTGGCAACGTTGCCTGTCACGTTGTCTATCCAGTTGCTCATTTTCAGAAAATAGTTTAGTTATGGCCTTCGCCATGATTAATAACGCCCCTATGATGAAGTTAAGCCATATTTTCCAAGTGTCAGAGAACGGGGATGTGGTTATCAACCCCTGCCACATGGGAAGGGTGTAGACGCACGTGTCGCCTATCATCTTTATTTTCCGTGGGGTGGGTTTCTTCCAGTTCTTGACGCTAGCTTGCATGACTAACTCCTTTCTTCTATAATTTCCCAGAACACTTCATCACCATCCTTGATAAACTTCTCGACTAGAGCCTGTATGTCCCTGTCGGCACGACCCTGTATCGTTCTCTCCCCGGTACGGTTGTAAGCGACCAGAGGGCATCCATCGGTATCATCCACGTCATTGCCACCGTGAACCCTTATGCCGGAGAATTTCATCCCGTTAACGTCAACGGTTTGTCCCGGAGTGTTGTACAACAAGATCATGTCTCTCTCGTACTTCGGGCTGTAAGTGATGGCAACCTTGTACTTGTGGGCGGGGATAGCCGTCTTGCCGGGTATCTTCACGTCTCTCACGGCGTCTTCAAGCACCCAGCAAAAATCAGTTCCCTCAATCTCGATCCTGCCTACCGTGGCATCGTCGAAGAACTCTTTCCTGATATGTTTAATAACGTGTTCCATATCACAAATATACAAATTAAATCTTTCCGTAGTATCTAAAAAAGGCACCGAAAGGCCTAGTTCTCAAGTAATCCATGTTATCACGGTTCTCTTTAGCCTCCATCTCCATCGCCGAGGCGTAGTAAGCCTTGCTGTTGGATTCTCCAACCTCTTTCCCCTTGTCTTTTATAACGTGGTGAATGAACGATATTAACCACTCGACGAGGTACATGATGTAGTACAACGTGAAAGGCAAGAGGAACGGCAAGAACGCGTACCAGTGGTAGGGGGCGCTGAAAAGGAAACTAGCGAAGTAAGCGATTATCATACCCATCGTGAAACAATCTTTCCATTGACGAACGTGAATACGTTCCTCGTTAATGGCGTAATCAGGTAACTGCCCTTCTTTCATTTTCGTCAATATGAAAGGACCTAGCGTTATGGTTGAATACCCCTTGAAAAGTATCAACCTCGCCAACCAGTTGTCGTAATAAATTTTTGTCATGTACATCATAAATTAATTTGTTATAATATCCATTCATATTTAATATACTCCAAGTTCTCTATAATAATTTTTTAACAATTCTACATGAGTATCTGTAAGCCTATCATCTATCCATAATACAAAATCTTGAATAAATCCTTTAAAGTATCTTTGTCCACCCTGCCATGTACAGCCTAAATGAATGTAACTGTCACCTTGAGCAACGGATAAATCACTATAATCTAATGGACTGCCTATACTACCTGCTCCATTAGCTTGAACAAATGAAGAACCATTTACAGAAAGATAAGATGTTGGTGTTCCTCCTCCTGTTGCAGTTATTGGAGACCTGAATTCCGCCATAACATGATACCATTTATCGGTAGTCATAACAGTGTTATAAGCAGCAGCAGCATTACCACCCGCATAACTTTCAGCACATATTTTATTACCTTGGATACTAGAACCCCATCCTAAAGCATATCCTAATCCTTCTGTATTTAATCCAAATATAGTTCCTCCCAAAACTCCTGAATAACTACTATTTTTAGTAGTTTGTTTTATCAGCATCGATATAAATACATTATATTGTGCTTTAGCTAATTGAGCTAAAGAAATATCAACATAACTGCATTTTAGTGCTTTCCTTCCTCCAAGACCTTGTTCAAATTTAGGACTATTTGGGGTACTGATAAATTTAGTAGCATAATTATAGACATCCTCAATAAGTAAAGGAGTTTGTGTTGTATATCCATCAAATTTGCAATAATGAAGAGGCATATTTCCTAAATCTAGTGTTATCTGTGCTATTACAGGGTCTAAATCTGGATAATTAGGCCAAACTTTCACTCCATTTAACCAGCATTCCTTGACCTTTTTCCCGTTAAAGGTCATTGAAGATATTCCTTTATTGTCTAATATTAGCCCCATAATTAACTTTCTAGTACAACATATAAAACTCCAGTGGCTGTTCCAGCCGCCCCTTCTACCACTTGAATGTCATTAACCCTTAAAGTAGAAGTTGACCTAACATAAGCTCTATCATTTGTTAGCTTACTTATATTATCATTTTCTTTCAAGTAAGACGACAAGTCGTACGTCGTGTTCGTTGATGTTATGGTAATGTTACCTGAATCGTCACTTGATATAGAAGTGGCCCCGGCTCCAATGAACCTTACCTGATTACGGTAAGTGTTGTCATCAGTCACCTTCAAGTAAGGGTTAGATATGGCCACGTTAGTAGCCGATCCAGATGCCCCAGCGTATAATCTAGTCGTGTAATGAGTGTTCGTGTCGGTGTCTGTCCAAGGAACGGAAACGTACATCTGCCCGGAAGAATTCAACTGGACAGCGTAGTTTTTAGACGCTAGTCCCGTGGCGCCGATCTTGACAAGACCGTAAGTTGACGAAGTGGCGGCACTGTAAGTGGAGTTAGTATCCGTCCACGGCACCGCCACGTACATTTGACCGCTAGAATTAAGCTGCACGGCGTAATTCTTGGACGCCAAACCGGTAGCGCCTACCTTCACCAAACCTAGCGTTGAAGATGTAGCTTGAGAGTAGGTGGTGTTGGTAGTGGGGGGGGTGTACCCTAGAGCCGAAGTCACCATTGATTTGGTGATACTTGTCAAGTAGCCTCTACCAGATACCCATTCTTGGGTAGCAACAAGTTTTTCCACCATGTACAGCTTTCCCCAATATCCATTAGCGTATCCAGTAGATGTACCGTTTTTCCAATACCATGTAGTTGGTATTATTGTATCGCTAGGAGTTCTATAATTAACATACATACCACTTTGATTAGATGTTAATATAAACTCGTTACCAACATTAACTATGGCCGGGTAACCACTCAATATTTTAAATGTTGATAATGGGGCAAATTTACTGTTAGCCCACGTTTGCGTGGCGTACCCTGACAGGTCTGCTGAAGTGAGTAGTTTTGCTTTTGAAATTGTATTTCCGAGATAAGCACCATCAGTTCCTACAAATAAATATTTATTGCTTTCATAGTTATATATATAGCTTCCAATGCTAGACAAGAATCCAATAGCTGCCTTACTAGTTCCGTTTAATTGAACTTTAATAAAGGATTCAGTTTCACTAGAATTTGTGTTATTTAATATTAATGAATTAGATATTGAATTGATAATTAATTGACCAGATAATATTCCCCCTGTCAAAGGTAAATATCCACCTAGTTTAGTATTAACCCATTTAGTATCAGCTAGGAACTTCCAATCAGTAGAATTTCCAGTAGAAGGAGTGTATTTTCTATACGCCATTCCTGTACCATCAATATCCCCAACTAATTGAAATGCATAATCTCCGTCCCAGAAATAGGTAAGAGCTACTCCATCACCAACTGACTGTCCACTCACAGGGTCGACCCCCGGTTTATTAATTACATTTTCTCCAGCAAATGATGAAATTAGTAAAGCATCATTTGATGCTTTACTAATATTAAGATTATTTATTCTAGAATCAGATGAAAACCCAGAATATGATTTAATAATACCTGATGCGAATATACCGTTGGTAGGTACTTTTGCCGCATCCTCACCGTAATTACTGGAAACAAGCAAATCACCTATCTCTATCCCTCGTGCCGATCCCGAAATGGTGGCGGCTATCTTGTTATTAGTGTCTAATCTAAAATCAACACCTGTATTACCGAACATATACCTTTTAGAGTATATGGTGTGTATTGATGCGTAACCAAATGACCAGTCATTGGTGCCAAGGTATGAGGTGCCACCCGAATCAAGAGTTGCTTGAGTGTTAGGCAATAGTCCTTGGGCTGGCGTCCTAAGCCAATTGTAGGTAGTCCCATCTATTCTGGCGATAGATGGATACGTGTTCGCATCCATCACCAGCACAGCCACGTTCTCGTCCGCGGTCACTACTCTCTTCCAATTGGATGAATCACCATACCCTAGGTTATTGGCGGTTCTGAACCACATATAACGAGTTCCATTTTCAACATTATGATTAATATCAAAGGCGAGTTGAGGTCGAAGTACTACATTATTATAAACGGAATTATAATTGCCATCTATTTGTAAAACGGCACCATATGACATTCCGGTGGGGGCGTTAGTATTATTACCAATTGGACGATAGTAATTAAATAATATTTTAGGAGAATCTGGACCTGCAAACAAAGTATTGAAATCAGCATTAGATCCTTCAATATAAGTATTAACAAATCCATATGTCCACTTGTTGTTGGTTGGCAAGTATTGAGAGTAGTTGGATTCATCTAGTATCTTGTAATCAGTTGCTCCCTTGGTGTGAATCAAATCTACTGCGCCACTTCTTATCTTGGTAGTTCCTGTTGCACGACCAATATGTGCTAACTGAGTACTTTGTGTCCAAATCAAGGAATTTCCATCTGCATCATCTAGTGACCATACTGAAGGAACTTTCATTGACGTACCGTAAAACCTGTATTGAGCGGTATCATATTCCACGTCTCCTACTCCAATCCATGCAAAGTTTGAAGTACTACCGATTCCATGACCACCGATCCGAATACTAGTAGCATTATCACTATTGGCTTTAAACGTGATTGATCTTTCCCATCCACCTGATGTTGTTATATTTACCAATAATTGGCCAGTACTTGACACTTCAAATGGGCCCACGTTGAACTGTCCGGCAGTGAAGGTGTTTTGAGCGGTGAAGGTGTTAGCCTCGCTCTTCTTGGCCATGTCAGACACGTCCGGTATGTCAGAGGTGGAAGCGGGGGTGGGGAGGTTGCTAGCGTCCCATATCTTGTAACTATTACTATTCTTGATATGTACTAAATCAGTATCATTTGATCTAACATAACAGCTACGTATATTACTACCAAAAATAATAGTTGATTTACCAGCTGAAATAGCTGATGCGTCACCAAAATCAATTCTAAATATTGTATTTAAATCTAGGGATTCTGTACGAAACTTGTATTGTGCATTATTATAACTAACACTTCCAATTCCAATATATGCGTAATTAGCAGCAGTAGCTGAAATCATCGAACCAAAAGTCACTCTCGTATCTTCAAGACTATTGTACATGAAAGACAATGACCTTTCCCATGCTGTAACATTTTCTTTATATGGAATATTTACTTCAAGGTTACTATTTCTATCTACTTTAAAACTACCAACAGAGAACTTGTTGGCGACAAACGAATTCGTTCCAGTGAAAGCGTTATTCCCTGACTTGGTGGCGGGGTCGGGGAGGTTGTAGGAATCTAGTATTTTATATGAACCTGTTGATCTAAAATGAATCACATCAGTATCTGATGTATATATTTGAGCTTTCCCGTCAATATCTCCAATATGTGTTGTTCCTTCAATAGATTTACCGATTAATCTTCTTTCAACACCATTATTATCTTTAGATTTAAGTACTATACTATTATTCATAATTATAGAACCGGTCATGGTTCCTCCACTCAACTTCAAGTAATTCTTGAGAGATTCAGTGGTCCCCGTGTTAACTGCATCTATGGCATCTGACACGGCCTTGACGGTGGGGGCGTAGTTCGTTTCCTTGCCGGTTAACACGCTCTTGAGGTCAGCCTGGTACAACACCTCCGAGCTGTCCGAGAAACGGTAGAACGTGTTAGCCTTTAACGTGGTGTCGAGGGTGGATGTACCGTTATTCCCTATTGACAGGCACTTGCCAGTAGTCTCCAGGCGGAGGGTGGAGGCGGTAGTTTGAACCTTGTTGTTCACGATAATATTACCAGAGAAATCGAACAACCCCGAGCTAGAAGAAAACATCGTGTTAGAAGATGAAGTATTGGCCCTCCACCAGTAATCATTGGTATGGAACTCGATACTTCTACCGTCTTGAGTGATGTAAACGTCATCGAAAGCCAGGTACAATTTCCCGCCATACGGTACCTTGTTCGTGGTCACTACCTTCTTGTTATCGGCATCCCATGACAGGAACATGCCATCGGTTAGTCTCGCTTGATCAAGAGAGTACAACACCTCGGCATTGTCTGATGCACGATAAAAAGAAGGTGCTTTAACTCCACAAGAAGCGATTATAGTGTTTGGACTCCCCACACTGTGACTATAATACGAGAAATAAGCATTCTTACCCCCTATGATAACATTTTTATCAAGGACGGGACTAATGAATGAAGGTTTTTTTATATCAAGAATAAACTTGTCATTAGAACCACTAGAATCTCCAAGTATTATACCATTCGTGTTAGTTGAAATTAAGGAATACTTGACTTCATCCTGTGGCATACCCGGTAATAACGCCAAGATGGAATCATCGCCACTCATGGATAATCCTAATCCGGCTTCCATAAACTTCATTTTGAGGGTAGCGTCAACGATTTCCGGATCAAATTTGAAATCTAACGATTTGTTATACGGTATCACGTTAGTGGTCTTGAACGTCTTGGTGGCGGCGTCCCACGAGGCGAACATCCCGTCAATCATGTCCCCCACCGGCTGTCTAAGTGCCACGTCGAACATGTTCCCTTCTTTCCCGATCTTGAACATCCCGTCCGACTCGTTGAACCCGAACATGAAGTTCTGTTTCGTTCCACGATCTACCTCTATACCGGCGAAACCTGCCGTTACACCGGCGCCAGTCTCTCCCTCGTTAATCAGGATCATGTTATCACGCACTTCAACCCTCTCCGCTTGAGTTATGAAAGTGTCACCCTCTTGAGTGACGTCACCTTTTATCACGAGGTTCTGCACGGTGAAGTTAGCGTAACCGGCGTCTCCCTTGGTGCGGGTAGACAATCCCCCACCTTCCGCTTTTAACATGGCTCCAGTGTTACCGGAGTCTATAACGAACGTCTTGCTCGTGGTACCCGTGTCCGTGTTTTGCTCGTGAGACAACGCCTCTAGCGCTTCAAGCCTGTCGTCCGTTGATCCTGAAAGGTCCGTTATCTGTCGTTGCAAGTCTTCCTCGACGCCGGTGGCTCGCTCGGTCTCGGCGGTTATGGCGTTTTGAAGGTTAGTGTCGGCGGTTTTCATTTCCTGCCGTATCTTCGCCTCTTCCGCTTTTGCCCTGCTGGTTTCAGTGGCTATGTCGCTAGCGTTCTTTGATATGGCGGCGTCATGATCCTCGTCCCGGGCTGTCGATCTGGCGACTTCCGATTCTATGGCGCTCTTGTTAGCGTTAACGTCCACTCTTAACCCCTTGAGCAAGGTGTCATGCTCGGCGTCCTTGGCTGTTGACCTGTCGATCTCAGCGTCTAGCTTGGAGCTGATGGAATACACGTCATCACGCAACCCTTCCAGTAACTCGTCATGCTCCTTGTCTTTAGCCACCGACCTGTTGATCTCTTGATTCAACATCTCGTTGGTGGAGGTGAGGTCTTGACGGAGGTTGGCTATCTGCTCGTCATGTTGCTCGTCCTTCCCCGTGGAACGGTTGATCTCACGACGTAACTCTTCCTCTATCCTTCTCACGTTAACGTACGTGGCGTTCAGGGAATTAACCAAGTTGGTATTGTCCCACGTGTCAAGAAGATTCATGTCCCCGATAACCTTGAACATCATGTCACCGGTAACGAACTTTTTACTTCCCTCCTCGATGGGACCGGATAAATTCTTTATTATTAAATCAAACGTGATCGTGTTCGGTCTAGCTTCAAGGTCGGCACCCGCTTGTATCATAAACAAGTCGGAGTCAGCCAGCGTGCTGACCAACTCCATGTCTTGCGTGAACCTTATCTGCTTGACTTCCCCGATCACCGGGATTTCCGGTAACTCCGATGAATCCACGTTCTCTAGGGTAATCTTCTTTGACATTTTTTCTAGTTCTTTCTTGGCCGTCCTTTCGGTTTAGATTCTTCCTTGGATTCCTCATCGACGGGGGCCGGGTTAAACGTTTTATACAAGTCTTCCAGTTCCTCGTGTTCCTTTTCCACTTTCTTCAAGGTCTCCGGGTCAAGCAATCCTTTCTCCGGGTTCTCGACGATCATGGTCATGAAACGATCGAACAATGACATTACAGGACCGTTAAGGCTGTTACCTTGCATTTTCTTCACGATCTCGTCACAGATGAAACTTACCACCATGTGATGTAACTCGTAATCTCTAGGTTCTTGACCCTTCTTGTTCCATGACACGGTTCCCTTCTTCTCGTCAGAAGTGATCTCGAACTCCTCGTAATCCTTTGGCGACAACCCTAGGGCGAGGGAGGCGGATTGACACATCACGATTTCTTTTTTCGTTCCGTTCTGTGAATTAAAAGATTCAATGACGTTTGATAACAACATCATGCGGTCTAAAATAGTCAATTTAATTTTCATTTCAATGTAAATTTAATATATTAATAATAACTAAACTCTTTCTTCAAAAGAAAGCCAGTTTTTAGGCATTTGAGACGCTATCCATTTATTCGAATCAACTTTTATAACAAATACTATATCATGACCGGCAGAAGAAACTCCTTTATAATACAAGTCATCAATTATGAAATACTCTCCTGAAGACCACGGGGCGTATATCCAGAATTTCTCGTCCGCCCATGACATGATAAAAAACCATGATCCTATCGCTAACCTAGGTTCTATATTAACAATCTTGTTAGATCCACCTCCATACAAGACAACCATGTTGTTATCATTTCCAATACTTATTTGTTGTCTATCTGAACTGAGAGTGTCTTCGTAAACCGTTAAAAATTAACGCTGCTCTTTGCGACGCCAAGTTAATGCCTCCCGGCTCCGTTCTTGTAGCGCCACTAAAATTAGGATCAGGTCCTATATCAACCCATCCGTTACCTATCCTGACATCACCATAACCGTTTATACCAGAATAATAAGAATAGGAATTACCACTGTAAGTTACATACCCTTTATTAATATGAATATCTCCTTCTTGTACTCTAATAGCTTGAGGACCTGAATTAACTGAAAAATTCCTAGTTCCACCCGTGATAGACAAGTACATGAAAGTGGTGGTATCATAACTACCCCTCTGTTTAACTTTACCGTACAACATTGGTCTAATTCCGGCAGAAGATGGGATAACTGATGTTCCGATAGCTATTTGTCTATCCCAGTCGCTATCCGTTGCGTTCCAATTTTCACGATATACAAGACCTCCATTGTACAATTTTGACTTGTAATACGTTTTCCCGTTCTCTGTAACTTGATTGTAAGCCAAACCGTCAGAATCTATGGTAAGGTTACCTATCTTCCCCCCACTAGCCATAACCGTACCCTCGATGAAGGCGTTCTGGGCGTACAATATACCCGAGTCACTCACGGCGAACGTTACCTTGTCGGTGGGGGGATCGTAGTTGTCAGCCCCGAGCTGGGTGGTGGCGTAAGCTAAAGACGCCTTGGCCTTTTCAAAATCGCCACCACTATAAAATCTAGGCACACGATTCCTGAACTGTCTTATCGTCCACACGTCACCTTGACCGGGAGCTAGAGTTGAACCACCGTACATGCCACCGGTTTCTACCCAGTCACTAGGTATCTCGTCAGGAACTGAACTACCGCCCCTGAGGGAGGGGGAATAACCAACCTTGAGGTAGGTGGTAGATATTAAACCTCCATCCACTTCCGTCTTCTGTTGCAAGGCGTGTTTCAAGTAATCTAGTGATGTAACGTCGTTAAGATCGTTGTTGATAACCGGGACGTCCTCTGTATCTATCATCTTGGCACCTGCTGAATCGAAGAACGCGATGAACCTGATGTTGGTAGGCCATCCTTTAGCATCGCTTTTAGCCACGGTGTACGTGTACTTGGTGGCGGCAGAACCACCAACGGATTTTATAACCGTCCAGTTCTTCATGTAGTCGTAAGACACGGCAACGTACCAGTAGCAAGAGTAATCGCTAACTCCTACCCCTCCCTCTCCCTTGTGAGCGGTTGCCGTGACCGTTCTCGGGTTAGCCGGGTTCTCGTTAGGTTTATCCTTGTCGGTCTTTATCGACACGCTAGAACAATCGGTGGATAGCCAGTAAGCCGTTCCGGGCAAACCGTCAGCACCGTCGTTACCGGGGGCGCCGTAAGACCCGTAAGTCCACCCGGACACCGAGCCGAACTTGTCAACGGTCCTGCTACGCATCCAAGCGAAAGGCTTCTCTACCGTAGTGCTTTGCGGGCCGTCAGTCCACGAGCTTTCCGCTATATCCGAATGGCTAGTCCTAGATTTGCCGATAGAGAACTGGAACTCGGTGTAACCACCGGATTCCCCGTCCTTGCCGGGCTGCCCTTGCTCTCCAACGACACGAATGGCGTCAGACCAAGCGTCACTACCCACCTTCTGTCTCATGTAGATGTCTCCCTCCACGAACGGGTAATGCCACCCGGACGTCCCGTTAACGGAGAATTGAACCGATATGGAATCACCCTCCGGTCCACGTTCACCTTGAGGAATCCTGTTGACCTTGAATATCTTCTGGATAGGGGGGAAAGCTCCACCTTGACTTGACACGTTGAATATGACGGAACCGGTCATGTTAGAACCGGTAAAATCTGTCACCTGAACCTGAACGTACTCGGCGTTATTCGTTCTGGTGTATTTTATACCTGAATCTGCCGACACCGTGACGGTGGCCTGATTCGTGACGTTCTCTGTACCGTAGAACACCCGCAACCTCGTTAGCATGTTGTTACCGTAGTAACCACCGCTACCGTCAGCCTTGGTGTTAGTTGATCCGACCTCGTTATCAAGGTCTATGACGTAGTTAGACTCTCCCGGTATCCCGGAAACGTCCTGTATTAACACGACCTCGCTGTCGCATATGTTAACGAAACCTTGATCGAAGTAAAGCTCCGCTCTAAGATTCGTCCAAGACGGGTCGATGTCAACGTCTATGTAAGGAACTTGTGAAGTCCACGACTTTATCGTGGTCCAAGTCTTTTGATTATCTTTAGAATAAGCGGTTCTCCAGTACCCCAGAGACCACCCGGTAACACCGTCGGCAACAGAACCTCGTTTTGCCGTGAAACGCACTCTAGGGGGGTTAGGAGACCCGTTCAACATGTTGATAAACCTAGTGTCCGGGACGATCCAGTAAGAGGCTCCAGATGGACCCGTGATCACTACCGGGGTACTCCAACCGTCTTCCGGTACCTCCGTGGCGGGGGGTTCAACGGTACCCTTCCTCATCCACAGGAACTCGTTCCCGCTAGTGGTTGGGGGTCCGTCCTGCCAGCCGGTAACGGGAGGGTTCTCGATCGACGTGTTCTTGGCGAACTGGTACTCGACGTAAGTGCCGTCCTGACCCGCCTCCCCCACGATTCTCATGGGGTCTGACCAAGTAACGCCGTCATCCATCTTCTGTCTCATGAACACGTCATCCACCCTGAACGGGTAGTGCCAGTTGGATTTTCCGTCCTTCGAGTATTGCACCTGCAACCCGATCCCGTCTTTCCCCTTGTACTCCGACCACTCGTACTCCCGGTTGTAGTAAGCCACGTCAATCACTTGCTCCTGTCCCGGCGGGAACGTGTCTTCTTGCTGGTTAACCTGATTGTAAGAGAAGCCTATGTACCTAAGCCCTTCAGCCGACCCGTCGTTCGTGACTTGTGAAAGATCAGTGATCGGGTGGGTGGTGGAGAACTTGATCCATATGAAACGGTCACTTCCCGGGGGTCCCGGGACTCCCTCCCCGGTCAACAGGGAGAACTTGTAATCTGCCGGGTTAAGCGGTAACGGCGGGTTCGGCGTTTCCTTGTCGTGCGCCAGCCCTATGTATTTCTTGCCTTCCGGGGTGAGCGATATGCCCGTTCCCGCCTCGTCGTCAGCGTAAACGATCCACACGTAACCACCGGGTCCACGTTGACCCTGTTCCCCTTGCTTGTTCTTCGAGATGTTGAACCTCTTCTGCAAGGTGGGGGCGTTTATCGTTTCCGGGTCCATCGTGTTCTTCGGCATGCAGGTGAACAGGATGAAACCGTCATCCTCTTCCATGCCTTTCACTTGAACGGTCTTGCCGTTGTTGGTCGCTAGGTAATCTATCGTGGAGGGGGTTGCCTCGGTGGCGAAGTTGTACTTGGAGCTGATGTCCTTTCCCCCCTTCGTGACCATAGCGGTCGTCTTGGCGTTATCGCCCCAGTAACCACCGCTACCGTCCGGCTGGGTGGAAACTATGCAGACGTCGTTATCGAGGTCTAGCGAGTAAGCCGCCTCTCCCGGTTCACCTTTTATCTCCTCGGAGCTTAAAGCGCCGTCGAAAGTCTTGCTGCAATTGAAAACGAGGTCCATAGTCACGCCCGCTCCCTCGAAGTTGACGGTGAGGGTAACTGACGCCATGTCCTGGAACATGTCAAGGATGTACATCTCGCCTCCCGCCTGCGTGAGGGCGGCGGTACAACCGGACACCTTCTTTATGGATAACTTGTACTGTCCCTTTCCCGGGTTAGGGTTGGGGGATAGTAAGGTGGTACCGGCGTAAGCGACCACGCCCGTCTTGGCACGACCGTTCTCCCCGAGCTGACCGTCCTTGATCTGCCCGTTGTAATCGGACGCTATACCCACGTAAGGGTTATCCAGCACGGCGATGTAACCACCGGCCCCGTTGATACCGTCAGACACCTTGATAAGCGATGCGACGTCGGAGTACTTCTCCCCGTCCAGTTCAACCTCGTACATGACTGACAGCGTACTCTTGTTATCCCACCACCCCTTGTCTGGCGTGATAACGAGCGTTTTCTGGTTCTCCCCTTCTATCTCCTTGAAACCGTCACCGGACAGGTAGTACCACCTGCGGTAACCACCGAGATCGGAGTTGAAGTTGTTCTCCGATACCCGTATCGTGATCTCGTTAGGGGTAGTGTTACCGTCCTTGTCGGTCATGAAGGCGGGGGAGGGGTCAGGCATGATGTCAACGCTCTTGGACACCGCCTTGTTTATATCGTTAATCAACTTGTCGTACTCGGCGAAGTTGTCAAGACCGGTACATCCCGGGCCTATCATGATGTTCTCGAAACGACCGTTCTGCACGAATATACCGGCCGCGGCGGCGTCTATCGGGTCTCTCCCGAACACCCCCACCCGTTTACCGGTAAGGTCGTAGGAGTTGATACCCATGTATATGGAAATCGCCGGGGCCTGGTCAGAGGCGGCATCCAGCATGATGGCGGATTGTCTCGGCTTGTTCTTGTCGTCTCGATGCCCGAACAGCACGATCTCGTCACCGGCCTCCGGGACGTCACCGTTACCGTCTTGATCGGTCTTCGACAGGATACAGTAATCGGCGCCCACGGCTATAACGAGACGCCAGTAGTACTTCTGGTACTCCGGCGTGAACTTCTGGCATCTAGCCTGGTCGTAAACGATGAACGTGTTAAGTTCACCATCCTCGGCGTAACACTTGTAACCTTGATCCAGCTCTTCAACCTTCCCGATCTTCATGTTGGTGGGGGTGATGATAACCTGCCCGGCCTGTGCCGTCAGTTGCTGTATCACGAGGTTCACGAACGTGGCCTTCTTCCGTATGTAAGCGTAGTCAACTTCAAGGTGAGAGTTACCGGTCTCGTCGTTCCATAACGATCCACCGGCGATCCCTTGCTGCCACCCGGGGGTGTCGTAATGAGTCGCTACAAGTCTCGTGAAAGCGCCGGCGTAGAGGTCAATCCATATCTCCGCCTCCGGGTTCTTGAGGTCCTCTGCACGTATGTAAGTCTTTAGACCGTCACGGAATATCCTGAATATAAGATCGTTAATCGTGATAGATTCACCAACCTTGAGCCACTTCGAAACCGTCAACGTGTTGAATATGGGATCGGTTGACGGGTTACCGCTACCTTCCCCCACCCCCAGCAACTTGCCCAGGGTCTCTAGCGTTATGGTTTCGGGGTCACCACCGAGGTTGTCAGCCCTCTGCGTCATCAGGAAGTCAGCCAGTGACGGGGAGGGGTTCTCTTTCATCCCCGTGGGGAACTTTATGGAGTTGGGTACCTCTCTAGCGTTGGCTCCCAACAGTATCTCTTTCTTCTCGTCGCTCATGTCAAACTACTTTTTAGGCTTGCCGCCACATCCTTTGCGTTTTTTGCACTTCATGGTGATTATAGGCACTCACGCTTTCACGTGTTGACGCTTCACAGGAACGCTACTTTTTAGGTCAATCTCTTGACGGTCATCCATAGTTGGAACCTCCACGTCCGAACTCCCGTGTGCCAACGGTTATTGTTAAACAATAAATACTTAGCAAATATATAAAAAATATTTTGAAACCACGAATAAATTACTCACCTTTGTATCATCACGTGGACGATCTCCAAGAACAGATATTTAACACCGCACGGGCTACCGCCCATTTCACGCTACAATGACTTAACCTTCTACTAAATTCCCTCGTCCACGTGATTTTTTTTTGCCTTCACGCTTTGTTTTCTCGAAACTTCACCGTATATTTGCATTGCTATGCAGTAGTGGATAGATTAGGAGATCAGAAACTATGACAAGCAACATTAAATTTTTGCGTTCTACGAATTTATTAGATAAAAAAATTAACCTGTGGCACACGGGACTTGTACGTGGAGGTTCCAACTATGGATGACCGTCAAGAAATTGACCTAAAAAGTAGCGTTCCGGTGAAGCGTAAATACATGAAAATGTAAGTGCCTTTTATAGATACTTGAGAGCTTATCCTTGACTTTCTGATCTCCAATCAACACTAGTCCGGTCAAGGATTTCTCTTTTTATAGAGATTCCCACGACAAGAGGTATATAGCGGCAGTTGAAGACAGAGCGACCTGTCGCCCCGGTTGACACCCGAAAACGCTCACCAAGGCTAGAGTGCCTGGAATATAAACTGTTCATGAATAAGGTTCAAAGAAATCTCGCTACGTCTGTACGACTTGACGACGAGTAACCCATGCCGAAAGGTACAAGGTGGAGGTCATGGACCACCAACGGGCCGAATCGCTCCTGACAAGGAATCCATAGCACAGGTTATGGAGGGGAGACAGGAAGCTTTCATGGAGAGGGAGTGGGAGTCACTCGACCAGAAGGTCCCGCCCACCCTTGCGTATTCTTCTTGTTATTTAATGCTCACCGTGGAGGTCTCCTCCCATCTACTACACTATATTCTTCATGAATATCACTTGTATAGTTAATATAGATGTAGTATATTAGTAACATTTATATTACTAATAACCTACTAATATATAATAAATATATTATAGGTGATGCCATGTAAAGAAAGCGGTGAGTATTAGCTAGCATGGGGAAGAAAAAGTCGGAGGTATGTCCTTACTTGAAATGGATAAACAGAGAATAGAAACGGTGTTCAAGATGGAGAAGGTCAAGCAAGATAGCAAGGCAGCGAGGCTGAAAAGGATGGTGAGGTTCAAAAGAGAGATACTCCCCTCCCTCGACGCTTACGATGTTAGAGCCTGTAACCATGCCACCATGTTCAAGTTCTTTGACGAGAGGTGGGGGGAGATAGACGTTTACCCGATGTCGGACAAGCTACTCGTTATAGAGGACCACGAGTGGGTGAGGGGGGCTAGGAAATGGATAATTAAAAATATATTCTTGGAACGATAGAAATAGAATGAAAAAAGAAAAGATAAATTACTTCATCGTCGAGATAGAACTGTACTCCACCGATCTGCTCGTGGTGGTGGGAGATATTGAGGGGGCGATAAAATGGCTAGATAACAAGAACGTCAGCGAGGATGACATCGAGTTTGTCAAGTCTTCTTGCAATACCGGATCGCAAGGTACTACCTGTTTGTTAAGTAATAACGCCTTGTTCATTAGATTAATTCACTCCCCCACCACTCATGAATATAAAGGAATACTGGCTCACGAGGTATTCCACGCTACTAGCATTCTACTCAGGAGCAGGGGAATGTCACTCGTCAAGGAATCGGAGGAGGCTTACGCTTACTTGTTGGAATTTATATACAGGAAAATAGTCGAGAAGATAGAAGAATTGAAGATAAAATGATATATTTGCATGTCTTTGCTTTGAATTATAGTAAGTGAATTGTCCCCCTCGTGCCACGGGCATTGGAGGGGGAATTTCAAGGTTTTCATTGTTAACAATAGTTGTTCGAGGGTGGGGAAAACACAGGACACCACACCCTCTTTTTTTTTACGCTTATGGAAAATTACGACATCTACAATAGCACAACCAACAGGGAATACAAGGAACAGGCCGAGAAAGCCATGAAGACGCATTATGACACTTTCGAGGAAATAGAAACCGTGAGGGTATCCCCACGGCTCCAGTATGTAAAGAAACGGCTTAAACAGAAAAAATCATCAAACGGTAGCCGTGGTAACGGTGATGGTAAGCGTTGAGTTATCAGATAACGTGCATTTTCCACCGGTGATCTTGCCGGAAGAATCGGCGGTGAGGCTGATAGCCTTAACGGATTTACCGTCAGCTCCCTTCGCCCCGGCAGCGCCAGTAGCACCTTTAGCCCCGGCTGGACCTTGAGGACCGGTAGGACCGGCAGGACCCGTGTCTCCCTTCTCCCCCTTCGCCCCGGTGGCTCCAGTGGCTCCCTTGTCACCCTTCTGCCCCTTCAACTCTCCAGATTCCAGTTTTTGCTGGAAGCTTTTACCGTCATCGAAAATAACGGAGGAGGCGGGGACGGAGTAAACGAACGTCTCGGCGCTCGTCACGTAACAAGCGTTGATCACCTCGCTGTTAGAAACGATGTCTACTGTAATCTCGCCATCCCCCGGTATTTCCATGTCTATTAACACGTCAGTTTTCTCCGGCTTGATCACCTTGTAAAGAACCGGGTCAAATCCCTTCGGGTACAAGTAGATCATCACGTCAGAGTTATCCACCCTGTCAAGGAAAACGTTAATCTTCCCGCTAGTTGAAAATGAAACCTTGAACTTCTTGTCCCCGGTCTCGTTGAATTCTAAGTTTTTTAATGCCATAACGCGTGTATTTAATTGTACGTCAAATATATGAAATTATAATGACAATAGAAAACCCCACCCCGTTGATGGGGAGGGGAAATCTACATGTCTAAAAAGAAATAAATCAAAAAGTACGAAATGATCAATGAAGTTATTGATTATCAGTTAGTTATCAAAACGGTAGCCCGTCGTCCTCTGGATCGGGGAAGTTATTCACACCCACCTGCTGTTGAACCGGCCGTGGTTGGGATTGGGGGGTGGAAGGTTGCTGGCTGAACTCATGTCTCGCTTGAGAGAACTGCCCCTGGTCTTGCAGGTAGGCGGGGTTCTTGCCAACGATCTTGACGTTCCAACCGGTACACGACGTGAAGTAACGAACGACACCGTCTTTCTCCCACCGTCTCGATTCAACGTCGAATCCAACCTCCACGGTGTCACCTATATTTAATTGCACGAGGGAGTCGATACGGTCGTTCAGGAACTGGATGACAACGTCATGGTCCCACCGCCCGTCGTTCCACGTGAATAATACCTCTTGTTTTCTCAATTTCTCGCTCACTTGTTGTGGCTGGAAGATGTCTTTAACTTTAAATTCTTTATTCATATCTAATAGATTTTTTGTTTCGACAAAAATAGGGAAAAACTTTGACGTTTACAAGTATTTTTCATATATTTGTTCCGTTAAATATTAAATTTTATCGACATGGGAATTGAAATAGAAGAACTGGCGTTACTTATGTCCATACCCGAGGTGAGGGAGGCCACGGACGCCGAGAAGATAGACGACATCAACATAAGGAGGTTGTCTAGCCTGATGAAGAAGACCGACGAGGTGTTCCTGGGTGGTATAATCAAGAAAGAGCAAGTGTTCAAGAGCGTGATCCTCGTGCTGTGGGTGGTGAAACAGGAGATAGAGGAATACTTGATCGAGAACAAGGTGGAGATGAAGAGCGATGATGAAGTGAAATCGTTGTTCGCCCATCAATTCACGGACGGTCACCGTTTAAGGATGGTGTTAAGAAACCTGGCGTCCGGCAACACCCTCCCCCTGGCTCACGTGTACCTCCGGCAAATACTCTTGAAGTACGAGGGCTGGGACCTTGACGGTATCTTCAAGAGGTATCAACAACTTGTAGCTGAAAAGACTGATGATCAATTACTTAACTATTTAAATTAAAAAGTATGGCGATAAGACTTGGAAGACCGACCGTTTATCAACAGCCAAGCAAGTTCGATTGCTACGCTCCCCGCCATCATTACAGGATGCAGGATAACGGGAAAATGTACAAGTACGTCTGGAAGAGGGACCTGGGGAACGTCCTTCAAGGGACGATCATAGGTTGCACGATGGGGAAGTACAAGTACCTGATAGACGAGTGCATGAGAAGGCAGTTCAAGATGAACGACAAGCAACTGGGGCTGGTTTATTACCTGGTGTGCCTGAACAGGGTGGTGTCCGTGGACGATTTCAGGGAACTACCGTACATGTACGGGCGGGACGGGTCAAGAAAGGTCGTGAGATGGTTCGTGGCTAACGGCCTGATGACGATGTTCGGGGGTGGAGGGGGACCTAGACACCTCAAGAAGACTTACGAGCTGACGGTTAAATGCCGTAACATCTACCGGAAGTACATGCACTACTGCATGCTCATAGAGAAGATGTCCACTTTCTCCAGCGACATGGGGGAGGACTGGATGAAATCCATACCCGCTAACCAGAGGCGAGGCATGAAGACTTACGTGAACTGGGCGGCGTCCGTGAAGAGGTTTAACAAGGAGGTGGACGAGAACATGGCCAAGCTCAAGGCGGAAGTTGAACTTGAAAAGAAGGAAGGAGGGGAGGTATGATAACTTACTTGACACTGGCGATAGCGGTTTGCACGCTAGTCCTGGTTATATTCATGTCCTTTGACGTTTTAAGGAACCGGGCAGTCGTTGACAAGACGAGGGAAGACATCGAGATGATAAAGAAGAACGTCAAGGAGTTGAAGCATCCAGTGGCGTACGCCGTGGAAAACTACGTCATCATCCCGAGGAGTCATCTCGAAGAGTACAACAAGTCTATCGTGGAAGTATCCATACAAGAAAAAGGAATCCAGTTCTCCGGTAACGGCAAGGATTTCGAGGAAGTCCCCTCCATCACCCACGTGAAAGTGGGAGGAGAGATCATAAGCAGGAAAGAGGAAAAGTATTACTAACTATTTAATATTCAAGGCAATGATAAAAGCAACTATTGAAATTGACAACGGCGCTCACGTGGTGCTATTACAAGATGAAGAAGGTAACAAGATGGTAACGTCCGTCATCCCCCTCGTTTACATGATAAATTCAGGAAAGGAGATAGAGGTGGAAGGCGACAACGTGATGGCGGGGAAGATTAAAGATTACATCATCAACCTGAAAGAGAACATTGATATACTGGAATACATCAAGGAGATGGTGGGGGATGAACCGGAAACTATTTTACCGGTTAACTTCATCAACGGGAAGAGCGTCCATGACGAGGTCGTTACTTCAAGTGAAGGTAAATTGACCCTAGATAGAGAGTTATGGTATGACGTTTACGGTAACTTCACGTATTTTTACAAGAAAATGGTAACCTCCCCATCACCTGACGTCATGGCTAGGATGAACGAGGCGGTGGATATAACGTTGCTCGTGAAAACTAGCAAATGGATGCTCCGGTACTACCTGAAATGCGATTACATGACTTACAGCGATTCGAGGAAGATGTACTACTTCTTCGACAAGGAAGGGACCGTGCTGGCTAATTGTAACAGTGATGATTACGACTACATGACAATATCCGTCGTTCCAGTTTCATGGGTAACAGGGATCGATTACCCGGTAGACGACGAGTTATCACTGGTAACTTTAAAAAATAATGACGGGTTTCTCTTCTTGTGCTGGAGAAAAGACAAGCTATCCCTGTTAATGTACAACGGTGATTATTTTAAAGAAGGTAAAGCGGACGCCGTGAAAGTGCCGGTGTACAAGTTCAAGAGTGTTAAAACTTTCAGTGAATCGATATTTTACTTGATAGTCATTCCCGGGGGAGTGATAGAGGGAGGCGAGTTAAGCGTGGTGATTCAAGATTTATTCACTCAACTGGAAAAACTGAACGACGTGAAACAATTAGTCACGTTCTACGATAATAAAACGACCCCCTCCACGATGGATAACGAGTGTGTTCTAACGCTACACGTTTAAAATTGATAGATATGAAAGCGAAAGTATACGATAGCGGAAGTATCAAGACTGTACTGGTACAAGACGATAACGGTGACAAGTTCATAACGGGACTGGAAGAACTGCTTGACATGATGGACGGGGAGGATAACTGGGAGATAGAAACGACAAGTAGCAATCCGTTAGCGGGGAAACTGTACAAGTATAACAAGCTGATGAGAGAGGTGGGGGAGATAAGAAGGGAGATAGAGAGCTATAACACGAGCAAGGTGTTCCCGGTGAACGATTTCTTGAAGGATGTTGAATTACAACATGACAAGAAAGTTGTTGATAAATACTTGAAAAGTAACGAGTTACAACTTGGGAAAATAGAACCTTACACCCCACTTCCCATTCCAGATGTTATAAAGTTCCCTGCATCACTGTCACGGGCGGATGTGGAGGTGAAGGATTTAATAGGCGTGCATGCCGGTTACAAGATCAAGCCAGCGAGTGAAGATAAAGACTATACAGGGATGAAGGTGGAGATGGAAGGTATAACCGGCACCGTGGAATACACGGACGTTCACGACGGGCTGGCGTTAAGGTTCAGGGGAGAACACGGTTTCATGGACCTCACCCCCGGTGGTATTAAAATACCAAGGTTCGAGATAGATGATATAAGGATGTGGATTTACATGAGACAACTGCAAGAGGGAACGTGGGACGTGTTCGACGAGAAGATAGGGTTAGGCGCTCAAGCTGACACCCCGTCGGAAGCGATAAAACTGTACCTTGAAAAGTTGAGAGATAACGATTTCGTTGGGAGGGGATACTTGAGTCAGGTGGGAATAACCGAGGACACGAGAATGATAGGAGAGTTCAATAAATGTAAAAACATCATCAATATAGAGATGGTTTTGAAGTATAATGAACTGTTGAAGAAGGAAGAGAGAGAAGACATGGCGATGAAGGGAGGGGAGCAAGAACCCACCCTCGACGTTCTGTTCGTGTTCTTCAACATCAAGGATATTAACGGTGAACCCGTGCCTCACTTCATGGTACCCTCGTTAACTAGCAATAACGCCTACATCATGGAAGAAGGATGTGACGATACAGTCTCGCTAGTCAAGAAAGCACTGGGAGATTACAAGCTATCTGCCGGTGACATGGAATACCTCGGGTGGGAGGGAGATACTCCCCCTAGAATAACTAAAGAGAATATTAAAGACATAGCACATATTGATGACCGTTTGGTTGATGACTGGTTACTAGTAACACGAAAAGTACCCAGAAAATTAATAGCACGAGAATAGCATTTTATCAATCTATATTTAAACACCACCCCCTCCAACCCAACCATAGTTAACAAGATAAAGCAACCAATTCTACAAGGGAAGGAGGGGGTTCCTATTTACCCCCACCACCAAACCTGTTAACATTATTTATAGTCAAAAATTTGTTTTTCTCGCACGTATTAATATATTATATATTATACTATATATAATATAACTCCCATACCCCCCCCCACGTCTATTCAATTTTTCAATTTACACCCCTTTTTTTTCGAGCGGGATGGGGTCTATAAACAGCGAGACCCCCTACCTGCACCAAGTAAAATGGCGTGGAACATCATGCTTTTTAACAAAACGTTCCACGTGGAACATATATATTTTTTGATACACGTTCCACGATAACCTACCCCCACAAAACAGGTATATATAGATAGGGGAGGGGGTATTATATAGACATAAGAATGGGGAGGGGTGGGGTATCAAAAATTACAACTATAATAGCTATTGAGCATTATACCCCCACCTCAACACGTCATCCATGAAATCAGAAACCTCCCCCACCCCTGTACATTCATTTACCTTTGTGGTGTGGGGGTAAAAGTTTTTACCTTTTCGTTTGAACTCTCCCCCATCCCAGTAAACTAATTGTACTAGTATTAGGGTGGGGGTGGGTTAAACTAATTTTAACAACGTTCCACGTGGAACATATCAAAATTTGAATCACGTTCCACGATAACTGAATTTCATACCATATATATAAGGTATAACTAAAACTCATACCCCCAACCCAACGAAACGAAATTCATACCTTGTATATATAGGTATAATTGATCGGTGGGGAGTGGGGTTTTATACCTTATATATATAGTATACCCCCATCCCCGTGATGTTAATAACAAGATTATTTGGTGGGAAGGGGGGATAATACACACCCCTCCCACCCGACCAACGTTTAATAATCACCCAATTCCCCCACCGCCATACGTTTATATTATACAATATATCCCACCCCCTCCCCGATCTACGTCTATACCCCAACCCCCGAAATATATTCGGTACTTCATCCCTCCCCCCTTCACTTCATCAGTCATTCTATAACTTTTAGTTATACTCTTTCCACTATATCTATGACTACTAGTTATAGTATGGTGGGTGTGAGGTGGTGCGCAACGCTATTGCGTGGTGAATTCGTTCATATATCGAGTATAACGATGTTGTTCTTCTTCACGTGTATTGTATTCCCCACCCTCTCGATCGTGTCTCTATCGTCTTCTATTAACGTTCTATCTATATATAGCCACTCTCTTTCGTTCTGGGTGGGGTGATCTGTTCTTGTCATCTATATCACTCCCCTCCCACCCCCTTTTTACCTGTTTCTCCCTGTTTCCTGTATCGCACCCCCTTCCCTGTTCGATGCCTTTTTCGAGAATTTCTGTTAAATTCTTAACATGATGTTATATTCTAGTGTTAAAAGTTAAACTATAACTTATAGTTTTAACCCTGTTTTCGGGGTATGAATATATATTTTACAAACTTCAACATAGTTATATTCCATTGATTTATATATAGTTACACCACGTTATTTACTTTTGCTTACACTTTTATCGTTGAATGTATTGGATCGTGTTGAACTTTTGCGTACCTTTGTGTCAACAAGATGAGGGAAAGAGGTCTTATCACGGTTGAGGCATCAAGGTTCTAGCAGGACAACACCTATCTAGGTGGTGAAACGGTGGACACGGTTAGAACCCAGGGTGAACAGGTTACCGGGTCGGTGGTATATATAGAGACTGAGACTACCCCCTCCACCCGGGTCAATAACGCTAGTATCCCGTTCCTCTTCATTTCTCTCTAGTTCTTTGTTTATTGAAGGTCGTTAAGCGTGAATCCATGATGATGAATCATTATATTGACCTGTATATATTTACTTGTTGGGTAGGATAACACACGGCCGGGTAGCCAAGCCCGGGGCAGACGGGTTGATTGATCAGTCATTGACTAACAACCACGTGTCAAAACAATGTAAAGCGTTATACTATAACGTGTTACATATGGTAAATATAAATCAGTGGTCCGGGGTGACGGTGACGGATGCTTTAACGTTACAAACTGCGTCCCGTGGCGGGGATGATCCACCCCACCCCCGACCGCTAGAGATCAATTTCCACTATCACGTTTTCGAGGGGTATGGATACTTTACCGGGGTTCGATTCCCCCACCCTTGACAATTAACATTTAAAACTTGAATACCATGATGAAATACTTGATCACTTCTTTAATAATTACCGCTATCTCGGCTTGGGTGGTGGCAATATCCCCCTCCCCCGTCCATGATTCAACCGACATCGTGGCCTCCATGCGGGACAACGTGTACGAATCCATAACCCTCAAACTCGGGGACGGTTGCACCGTGGACGAGATAGCACGAGAGTACAACGCTAATAAATCATTCTACGATTCCATGACTGACGATCGCGTGAAATATTAATTCTTGATCACAGAATATGAACCTATTTGCCGAAAAAATAGAACAGCAAGCTATTGAGCGCATTCAGAAGTTTGCAAAGATAGCAAAGACTATGGGATTTGAAGTGTGCCTCGGATTCAGTGGGGGCAAGGACAGTCAAGTATGTTACGACCTCTGTAAACGTAGCGGAATTGAGTTTAAAGCATACTATAATGTTGCTTTTGAAAGTAACGTTACAAAGTGTTTTATTCGTGAGTATTATCCCGATGTGATTTGGCGCAGGGATTACAAGTTCGGCTTCATTGAAAACATTTGGAGAAATCACGGAGGCTTGTTGCCGACCGTTCAAATCGCTTATTGCTGTAGTAACTACAAGCATAATCACAACTATATAGATAAATGCTCTATTGTCGGCGTTCGCAAGGCTGAAAGTAGAGCTCGATCAAAACGCACGGCATTTTCGGCTAAGAATAAAACCATACTCAAAAAAAACAAGCACCTTGTAAACGAATACTTTGTAGAAACTTGCCAATCGGTGGGAACGGCAAGTGTTATACAGCTAATGCCCATTGTTGATTGGACGGACGGCGATGTGTGGGACTACATACATAAGTATAATCTCCCTGTCAATCCCGAATACGAACACTCTAGGCGTGTAGGTTGTATCGTGTGCCCGAAAACTAATTTTACGAGTAACTATATTGGATTGCTCAAATATCCTAAGTTGATTGATGCTTTCATCCTCGCAAGAGAAAAAGCAGGAAGGAATGGTAACCCGATTGATTGGTTGATAACTTCCGACAAGAAGGATTACTTCGATGACAAGCCCTACTACATCTGTCGTTGGCTAAACCATTCATTCATGCCGTTCACTAAGAAGCAAGAGGAATTTTATCGAAAAGTGAGAGAAAAGTATGATCAATTAAAATCAAACAAAAGTAATAAGAAATGAACATGAATTTAAGACAGGCAAAAAAAAATAATAAACCAAGAGACACCACCTGAAACAGATCCTCGAAATCGAATCTGGCGGTATAGGTACAAAAAGGCTAATGCGTACATCGGTAAATTATACAAGAATAAATTACGAAAACAACGAAAATCTGGGAAAAAGTTCTTGTCTCCCGATGAAATAGATCAGTTGATTACTGATGTAATGCAAGAATTTAAAGAGGAATAATATTCTCATTTAAAACCAAACGAAAATAAGTTATTATGAAAACGTTATATCACGATTTACTCCACCGTTACGGAATGGATGAGTAGAAGAAACAAGTAAATAGCAAGTAACATGGAAAATAAAGAATACACCGCTCGAAAGATTAAATCCGCCTTCAACAAGATAGAGAAGAGCGGGAAGAGAGTAACAACTACCAATATCTGCAAACTACTAGGCCACCCCCACCTCACCGATGACGAGAAACGTCTTGTCGAGATCGAGAGAAATCACCGGAAATGGAAAGAACAAGCGAGAAAGGAAAGGGGAGAACCCGTTCCCGTGGAAATAAAGATAGAAATAACATGGGTGAAAAGTAGAACGTGGGGGAACAACCCTAACGGGGTGGCCACCGTGGTAGACGAGAACGCGAATATCAACTATTTCTCTTACAGGTGTAGCGGGTGCGGGTACAACAAGCGAACGGAATGCGTGGCTGGCCTACTGGATCAATGCACGAGGGGGTTAATGTGGAGAAGTAACTCAACGGTAAAGGCTTACGACAACTCATATATAAATTGTCGCTCGACCATAGAATGTGTTTTAAAAGACAATTCCATCGTTCGAAAATGGGATACTAACACTATTCAGTACGTTTCAGATAATTTGAAATTCGAAAAAAAATACTAGTGTAATCAGATATATAGTTACCATAGTTAGTTACCATAAAATGAAACGAAGGTATTACATAACCCCCTCCCGCCTCGATAACATGACCGTGAGGAAGAACGGGAAGGTAACAAGAACGTTGAAGGGAGGGGAGCTGTACACCGGGATAGAGGCTATAAAATACAACATCCTCCACCTCCTATCACCCGTTGACATGGAGATCGAGGACACTTTTACAATGGATGGAAGAAGGTACAAGAAACTAGTTTAAAAACATAACATCATGAGACACAAGAAATTATCACAACAAGACATCAAGAATATCCGGGAAAGATTACTAGAACCTCTCACGAGCAAGATAGAAGACATCAAGAAACAGATCGGGGAAAGGATGGTTAAAATCATTGACGGGGAGACACCAAGAGAATTGCTACCTTTCGTGAAAGAGAATAGCGGTTTCGTGAAAACGACAAAATACATCTACCTGTGGAATCTCGATTACAGCGACAAGTACATCACCCTTGGCGAGTTCGTGTCAGAGAACGACACGGTGATAGACAAGGCGTCCATGCAATGCGAGGACATGGTGAACCAAATAAAGAGCGTGAAACAAGACATCAAGCAGATGACTAACAGGATTAACTGCACTCTGAACACGATAGGAACCACTAGAAAGCTAGAACAAGAATGGCCGGAGGCTTACAAGGCGTACCTTGAATCCATTAACATGGAGCCAGAAGAAAAAGATAACGGGTGCGATCAAGTGGAAAGCCTGCGAGCCGAGCTATCACAACTTAAACCAACCGGGAATGATTGATTACGTCATGTTATTATCGAGATTGATCTCGTGGGGAGGACTCCTGTTCAGTGCCGGGTTCTGGATCGCCTGCGAGAACGAGGGGGAAATGATACTGGGTTTCATGGGAACCGTGGCGTTTCTCACCCTCACGATTAGATTACACCCCCAACCCTTTTATCGTTTTCTAAGATGGATAGGATTAAGAGACGACAAGTTCGACAAGTGACCCCCGTCATGGAGGCTGACATCATGGCGTTGCTATCCGTTGGAATGGACAAGAAGGTAGTCGCCAGCGTGTTCAACGTGTCACTTAGAACGGTTTACAAGATACAAGAGAAAGATGATGGAAATTAACGTTGACAACCTCATGAAGGAACTACGGCTCGTGGAGGGGAGCCAGAAGATGATAGCCGTGGCCTTGAAAATGGAAGAAGTCCCCCTCCCCGTGATCGAGAAGGTAACAGGATTCGACAAGAAAGCCGTTTACAGGCTCTACAATCAATTATCTTCCCGCTTGACGAGCAAACTATTGATCGAGGTGAAAAGAGCAGTTCTGTACGCCTCTATCAAGTTCAAGGTTTACAAGTGTCTCGGGGTGGTGGTTGTCACGATGGAAAATGACATCCCCCCATCCAAGTTCCGGATGTTCCCACCCACCCGCAAGCCGGAAGACATTCGTTCATTCATGGACAAGGGAATGTTCGAGAGGGTGAGACTAGAAGACACGGTGTACGGGAACAAGACTTTCAGTCAATTACTAAGTGAATAAATATGCAAGTAGAACTACCACCACCGATCCTGTTTTCCAACAACGAGGACAGCGAGACGGCAAGAAGATACTCCCTCGTTCGAGATGACAGGTATCACAACCCTTGTTACTTGAGCGTTAACTTCTTGAAAGATAACATGGAATGGGAGATAAAATACGATTCAACACTACGGGTGACCGGGTTCACGTTGAATCAAGTTATTTACAAGATGAATTCTTTGTTAAGAGATAACTGGATAATATGATACACACGATAAGAGGAAACATAACTCAACTTATAGAGTTGCAATCATTGCTGGACGCTCACGGGTACAAGAACACGTCAACTATTAAGAAAAAATTAACGGTTGGTTGCAAGGCTAGATGCATTCACGTGAGCATGGACTTGAAAAAATACAAGACGACAACAGAGCTAGTGCAGCCCAGCCTCACCTTCGGCGTGTTCATGGAAACGCACGGGAGGAAGTTAAGGAATGACGAGGCCCTCTGCAACGAGATCATGAAAGAGGTTTTCGATTTCGGATGCCTCATGAAGGGTGACAAGGAGAGGGTGGCGAGGTGCATGATAGAATTTCACAAACGTAAACTGCAAACTTATGGAGACACAGAAGTTCATGGTAACGAGTAAAAGGAACGATTACCTGTACGCATACCATACCGAGTACGAGGTGGGGGATGACAACGACCGGGAGATAGCGATGAAGGCTATCGAGAGATGCAAACCCCCTCTCCTTGACCTGAGAATAGAGGAGGTACCGAACCGTCCCAGACGATCCATGCTCGTGTACACGATAGAGTTGAAGTATGCCGAACTCGTGGACTTGTGTTACACGCACAAGATAAAAATGTATTTTGATATTGATTTTGAATACCCTATAATTGAAATTTTATGAAAACAGTTACAGTTCCATTCGATTTAGAAATGGCGAGGAAAATCCAGAACGGTGAAGTGGAGGGGAAAATAATGGATAATTATAAAACCGAGTACGAGATAAATGATGCCAAGGGCAATTATCCCATGATAGGTGTTTATTTTAACGAAGAACATAATACCTCTCACGCTCGTTCATTTACCCATGATGGTAAGTACTTAGGTCATGATTCAAGTTTCGATTTACAACTGGAATTACCCTGGTACTTAACCTACGAGGAAGGACAATACGTGACTATCGAAACAAAAGGACACACGTACGTGCGACATCCTTAATGACAGGACAGACAAGTACGTGAATAGAGAAGTCAAGTATGATGAAGCCGGACAAATATCAATAGACGGGATAAACGTAATACTTCTTCGGGGGTGGGGACACTTAACCGGATGTGATGCTTTAAACCTACCCGGTCACGAGGCAGCTAAAATACAAGATGACTTTGGGGAGTGGATAGTAAAGAAACTTAAACAAGAGATATAATCATGGATCAAATAGTAACTTTAGAAACGGCAAGACTGGCCGAGGAGGTAGGTTTTAACGGGAAGGTATTACACTTTTACAATCATGGTGAAAACAAGCTTATACCTATCACACTATTAATATCCCCACCCACCCCCATATCAGTAGAACATTTGGAAACAACTCCTGCAACGTTACCCGTTGATTGTGTACCTGCCCCCACCCAAACCGATTTATTAAGGTGGTTAATGGAGAAGTATAATTTGGTCGTCACGGTACAAATAGACAATGTAGTAGGATATTATTACGAGATTTACACGACCCCAAATATAGGGAAAGTAGAATTAGTAGCAAATTGCTGGAAATCATGTGTAGAATACATTGATACTATGGAAAATGCCTTGCAAGAGGCTTGTAAAATAGTTAAAGATAGGAGGGAAAATGAGTAATATTGTAGCATCTCTTGCAATTATACTTATTGGATTTATAGTATGTTGTGCATCATTACTCGTGAAAGGTGAGCGTGGGCAATCATCATTATCATGCCTTGGTGGAATATTAATTGGCTTTGGTTTTTGCATGATTATACTTCTCAATAGACCAACAGTCTTGGATTTCATGAGGGGGAAGGTGGACGTGAACATACAGGAAACGTACGTTGATTCCATCCTTATCAAGAGGGACACGATAATAACTTACAAGAAATAAATGCCACTATCATGAAAACATTAGAATTAAAAAAGATGGCCGAGTACACGTGGTGTAGAGACTACCTGTTACTCAAGAAGCTACTTGATGAAGGCTGGGGAGGCATCATTGCCAGAACCTATTTTAGCGTGGATATGTCATACAAGTCGGTAACACGAAGATGGTACGAGTACAGGGTGGGGGGGATGCCGATAACGATGGGGAATCTTGAAATTCTTGAACCTAACGACCCATCCATCTCGATAGAGGAAAAATTCGAAAGAATATGCGAGAAAAATGAAGTTGAATTTTTAATACCGGATAATTATGAATCCAGATGAGATAGAAAAACTGAAACATTGCTTCGTGTATAACTCGATGGAAAATATCAGGAACTTGGAGGTTATAAAAGCGATGGCAGATATTATCGGGATATGTGCTGGGGATGGGGTGGAACTAGATTGCTTAAAAAAACTTCGTAACCACATCTTATTTTCCACCCCCGCAAAAACTTTCGTGGAAATGCTAATAAAGAATATAAATAACCAAAAAGAAATCGAATCATGTTAAACATCAAGATTTTCAAGA